ACACTTCCTGCTTCTTGAATTCATAGTTGCACATGCCCGCCAGCACTTCGATGTTTTTGACGCCATTCGCCCAATGTGCCGGACTTGAAACTTTGTTCCAGACTGAGACGCGCTTGGCCGCCTCTTTGACGCGCTCAAGCAGGTCTTCTGGCTTGTCGAATGCAAAATCCTTGACGAACTGCTTTGGGCGATAAGCGACGCTCATTTGCGTGTTCGTGGTGATACAATTTAGAACTTCGAGCGTGTCGGCATCGTCACGCTCTTTGTAGAGCGTCGGATAAGTCACCAGCGTCTTCGCATTCACGTCAGTGGCGGCCTGAATCGCCTTTGCATTCAACGTGTCGAACAGTGGTGTGTTGATCGGCACTAGCTCCACGAACGTCTTGTCCCAACCAAACTTTGAGCCGAGCTTTTTAAGAATCGCCAGATGGTCATCGTGATGAAACAGACCAAACATATCGCCAGTCGATACCGCAACGCCCTCCAGCGCCAGTACATCATCCAAGCCACAGCGGGCATGATAGTAGAAGTATTCCGGCGTCAAGGCGCGCGACAGCAGCTTGAGTAAGGACTTTACGCCAGTCTCGTCGACAGCGTAAACCTTGAGCGCGTAGAAGGGATTAGGCTTTTCCTTTTCGCCCGATGCCTTCGATGGCTTGCGATAAGTTGGATCGTCGTAGACCCACAGACGACAGCCGATGATTGGCTTAATGCCCGCTTTTTTGGCCTTGTTTGAGAAGTCCACCATGCCGTGAAGCGACATTGTATCCACCAGAGCGACGGACTCGTAACCAAATTCCTTCGCCTTCTCGATGATGTGATCCAATTGCAACAGCGATTCGCCGATGCTGAAGTCGCTTCTTACGGACAGTGCGTGATTTATGTTCATTCTTCTTCCTTATATTTTTCCCAGATTACTAAGCATTCATACGGCAATACTGTCGACGTTAGCGCTCCTGGCGAGGTGCTGTATTGCATCGCCGGCATGATGTGCATTTCGCGAAATCGCCAGTCGCCAGGTTCATCTGGCGACGACAGTGGTATCTTATGAATACCATCCACCATTGGCGAAGGCACTCCGCCCATCAGCGCTGGATAATACGTGCCCGACGGCAAACTCTGCCGCACAATCTTCGTCTCGTAACCCATCTTAAACGCCCGTTGTAGGAGATAGAACAATTCGACCGTCTTTTGGTTGGCCGATACCAAAGGCCAAAATCAGCACAGACGCCATACTGACATGCGAAGCTGCGGTGCCTTCCGTCCAACCCAATTCGTTCTGCAAAGACTCGCGCAATTCGCTTTTAGAGAAGCCACCAGCAAGTAGCAAGCTCAACGCAACCCGCAACCATTCTGGCCCTGTCTCAACAAGCGCATTGCGCCCTTCCACGACGCCCTTCTTGATGCGCTCAAGCATTCCCGTTTTACACAGTGACAACGCGACTTTTTGAGGCTTCACCGGCAACATAGCGATGACATGCTCTTCATCTGCCGATATTTCAAATCTCACTTGGACGACGCGCGTTTTGCGCTCGGCAGACTTCATGAGCGGCTGTTCGATATTGCCTGGCGACATTTCGGCTTTGAGTTTTTCATCAGCTTGCTTTATCGCGTCTTGCGCGACCTTACGTGCCACAGCGTGGCGCTTGAGCAAGTCATGAACATTCACAATGCCCTTAATCGCTTCGAGAGTCTCCAGTGAGGCGCTGGCGCATTGCTCGAAGGCGCAGCATTGCTGGCAGATTTCAGAATCGTGACTGAAAACGCTGGCCGCCGCAAAGCAAGCTGGCGCATTTGTCGGTTTGCTCATATCACATTCCTCTTGACCACCTTAATTACTTCCCTCTTTGCAGAGCGAATGACTGAAGCTGGTAACACATCGGCCCTCTCCAGCGCAGAACACACGAACGATAGGTTCAGCGAGCCACGAGCGCGAAGCTCTACGCCAACGCCACGGGCGTATTCCGCATGTGCCTGTGCCGCAGAAAACTCTCGCTCCATGAACTCCGGCGGGTCAATAGCCATCTGCGCGATCATCGACGCAAGTGGCGACAAGTCCCCCAAGATTCTGACCGCAAGACGACCAGCGTCAATCTGATTCTCTACAGACGAAATGCCGCTGCATATAGTTTCTTCAATGTGGTTGCCGTCATTCAACCTGGCGTTCATTTCCTCAAACGAATGAATCTTCAATTCAATCCGTTCTTTTTCGTAGTCTTCCGCGATACTATTGACCTTGCGGTAAGCTGCCGGCACAAAGTATGAAGAAAACCTGTTCCCACTTGCCTCATCAAAGCGGTCGAAGGACTTGATGAACACTTCGGTCAATTCCTGCACCACATCCTCATATTCAATAGACGCCCCAATCGCTTGAAGTCTGCGAAAGCCCTTGCGAGCCACAGTATGAATCAAGCCGGTATTGTTGGCGTAGAATCGGTCAAAATTACTGCGATCCACTGTGACCCCCGATCAGCCAAAGATTCTCTGCGCCAAGCCATCACAGACCTCGCGGTCGATCTTGGACAGCTTGTTGATGAAGGACAACGTAATGCCCTGACGAAAGCTGCCGCGCTTGACGCCGATCTTTGCGGCATAGATTAAAGTACGCGGAGAAATCACGTCGCTGATTTTAGCGCCGTCGTATGCTTCGCGCACCAAGCCCGCAAACTCAACCATCTTGTCGGCGTCTTCTTTGACCAGACCGACACGGTTTTGAAGGATCTGCGACTCGGCGGCTTTCTTCATGTATTGCTTGTGGATCACCATGCCGAAGCGGTCGTAGTTGGCCGCATTCTGAATGTTGGTGCCTTGATACAACCCAGTCTCGTCACCAGAGCCGTTGGTGTTGCCCGTCGCCACAAAACGAAAGTTCGGGTGCGGCTTGATGATGCGGTTCGCGGCATCAGCCTCTTTAATCATCAATGGCTTACCTTCAAGAACGGCCTGATAGACAGAAGAGACGGACGGCAGCATGAAGTCGTATTCGTCAGCGCTATACATCCAACCATTAATCATCGCCAACGGCAGCGGCCCTAGTTCGAACACGGTATGACCGCCCTTCACGGTCCACTGACCAACAATGTGGCTTTCTTCTGTGTTGACCGTGTGCTGAACGCGCATAAACTCACGCCCGGTACGCGCCGCAATCTGCTCAAACAGTTCAGACTTGCCCGAACCCTTGTGGCCCCAGACGTAGCAAGGAATGTTCAATTCCAGCGCCAGGATCACATTCTTTAGTTCGTCGATATCATACACGTAGTCATCAGATGCCGCCGGCACCATGTCGGGGAAATCGCCCGATGTAATCACGGAAATGAGGATGGGGTCGCCCTTGCTGGACTTAGCGGCCTTAACGTTGCCCAAGTTAAAGACTTCATGCAGCGCCTTCTTGATTACCGAACCACTCGGTATCAGTTTGGTTACAGACGCGGCGGTGCCAGCCATTTCCAGCATGCGCTCTTCTGATACAGCTTTGACGGCGCGTTTTTCTGCGAGTTTTTGCTTTGCCATTTCGGACATTAACGGCGCTTCGGGAAACTTGGCGATATAACCCTTCAACGTTTCTTCGGGATGGTCATTCTTGAGGTGCAACTGCACGGAATAAATTTGAGCATTGCACAATTGGCAAGTTATTTTGTCGGTCATCATTACCTCCTTGAAAAAGCTTAAAATGCAGCATTGCTGCGACAGAACAGATATTAAAGAAAGTCATCAGGAAACACAAGTCACTGATGACTTATCCTCACAGATTGCCTATTGTCTAAACCGAAAGCGTTTTGTTGATAGCCTGCCTCTTGTTAGCCTTGCGTTAATAGAAGGTGCTTCAGTTCACGGACGACACGATCCGGCAATTCGCTGACATTGTTGATGACCAAGTTCTTTGGATAGAACTTTCGCACTTCATCCGTCATGATGCCGATGCCGACGATATTGATACCTGTCTTAGCAATGTCTCCAACCACCTTTTTCAAGTGTGTGGCGAGTGTATACGTGTCACCGTTCGCGTTTGGGGCGCCATCAGACAGCACAATCATCACCTTGCCAGCTTCGCGGCGGGCAAGCAGACGTCTAGCGGCCACTTCGAGACATTCGCCGTCAATGTTATTGCGCAAGATGCGCGAGTTTGGCAACCAGCCGAAACGCTCCTTCACGTCCGTTTTAAGACGCTCGTTAAAGCCCTTGAGAATCGGCATGTAGAGACTTTCGGTGCGAGTAAATGACCGCCCAATCTTCCGTGTTTCCGCGTTGAGTGTCTCATAATCGACGGCTGGCTGACCCGTGGTGAAGCAGATCACCTCGTTCGAAATGCCGATGCGCTCAAGCACGGACGACAAGGCATACGCAGCTTGCGTAGCCAGGTGAACTTTTGCGCCTCTCATCGAGCCAGAGGCATCGACGACAAGCTCGACAGCCACATCCTTGCTCGTGGATTTCTGGCGCCTACGAAATACGCGACCATCATCTACCGCGAGACGCGCGAGGTTTGCGGCATGCAGTCGACCAGAGCGACGACCCGCTTCCCATGTCGCCATCGAACGCGCGGCAATGGCGCGTTCCAAATCCTTTTGAAGCGGACCGACCATGTGGTCAACCTTGTCGGAGAGTTCGACTAACATGGTTGAATCGTATCCGCTGCCAATCTTGAGCGGCTCGACGACATCACCCTCTTTGGTGTAGACCAGATATGAGGACTCTTTTGCCGCGACTGATGCGGCGTTGGAAATAATGCTGCTCAGAGCACTATCAAAGCCATTCTTGTTCTCCTTGTCGATTTCGGTCCATACAGCTCCAGTATCGCCCGTTTCGAATTTAGTGCCTTGCGCACCTTCGCCGTCGCCTTCGCCATCGCCACCACCGTCGCCTTCACCGTCGCCTTCACCGGCGTCTTCTTTTTCGCTTTCATCCTCTTTCTTTTCGGACTTCTTACTCTCGCCCTCGCCCTTTTCATCGGACTTCTTATCCGGTTTCGCTTCAGCTTCGGACTCAGACTCAGACTCTTCAGTCTCTTCGGACTTAGAAGCGCCCTTCTTGTCTTTAGACTTCTTCTCGCCCTTCTTTGACTTGCCCTTGCTGGTCTTGGCTTCGCCCTCATCTTTACCATCTTTACCATCGTCGTCACCCTCTTTATCAGAAGACTTCTCGCCCTTACTATTTTCGCCGGAACGCAGACGACTTTCGATTTCTTTAGCCAGGTCAAGACAGGCTTGCGTCGAGCTTGCCGCTTCGATTTGCGGCTCCAGGTCGGCAATCTTGTCATAGACGCCTTGAACGATATACATCTTGTCTTTCATGTACTCCTTAAAGACGAACTGACCGGCCATTGCGCGAATAAGCGGCACCATCAACACGGCGATCACCTTATTAGCATCACCGGCGGCTGCGGCTTCTTGCATCATTGGCGTGCTATATTTGTCGAGAAAGAACTTGCCAGTGACAGAGAGGTTATGGCCCGAACCTGTGAAGCGCTGCGTCATCGCCTTTTCGATACGTGCATCTTCGAGCATATTGAGCATCGACTTAGCGCCGATCTTTTCAGCTTCTCCGATCAACGTGAAGTCCGAAAACATGATGCGCGCGACCTCGTGATCCAAGAAACCTTGAATTGCCATGCACAATTCTTCAGTGACGTTATCCGGCAGGTATGGCAGATTGACAACGGTCGGACGCCCCTTGTGATCGCATTTCACATAAGCGTTAATTCCACGCTGAGTTACCGTGATCCCCTTGCCAGAAAGCATTTGAGTTATTTTCACAACCGCATCGCGAAGCAACATTACACGTTCATTCATTTATTTCCCCTCGTCATTAGTGACTAATGTTTCACATCATACGTATGATTGTCAGGAATCACAACTTCACAATTCACATTTCCTAAGCGCAACAAAAAAAGCGAGCGTAAAGCTCGCTTTCGAAATGCCAATTATCACAGTTACGCGCTTTTTTCCTTCTCTGGATGTTGGTGAAGTTCAGCAAGCAATCGCGCGTACTCAAGCGCGTTACGCTCACCCGCCTCTACTATTTCTCGTGCCGTCTCATGAAGACCGGCGACGTGATCCGCAAACTCGCCGTAATCAACCACGCTGCGCGAGAATACCAGCGCAACAATCAGCGCGATGGCGCCGACGTATTGCCACAGGCCGAGAACCATAGCGAGAAAGACCAAAACTAACACCCACATAATGCGATAAATCCATTTAGCGATAATCATGCAACCTCCTTTAGTAATAACTATCTCAAGATGCTGCTTGATGCTGCTTGCGGTTCCTCTTGCGAGGACGGTTTCTTTTCCAACTTGCGCGTGATAACTTCGAGGAATCGCGTCATGGCAAACAACGGCACCTCGTTCCCGTTTCTGTCAATCACCTGAACAATGCCACCAATACCCACAACTAGCGTTCGCGATGTCCAGGGGAATGTCAGCTTGAGCGCTTCAAACTCTGCCTGACTCATTTCATTCATTATGCGGCCCTCACGGCAGATTCAAACTGATCGCGAACCCGTTGCAGACTATCTGGCTCAGTCTTATCGACGCGATAATCGCCTTCAGCCATGCGCGGCAGAAACAGTGAGTGGAACTCATTGCTTTCGGATGGAGGCAGAATCGAATTGGCCCGCACAACGATGATGCGACCAATGTAGTCACTCGGATTAGCATCTACCCTGTCACGGAGTCTCTCGTTCTTGACGGCCACGTTCACCTGAAGCTGGCCGCAACTCGTCACGCATGTAAATGAACCGGCTCGGCCTTCTGTCTTAGTACCTGGACTACCCGAAACAATGCCGACAATTTTAAGGTCAACATCCACTTCCAACTTGAGCTTGATCTGCTCCTTGCTGGTGCCATCCCTCCATATAGCTTCGGGATGTTTGATTACCGTGCCTTCTTTACCACTCGTCAGCAATTCGCGGTAATGCGCGAGCGCATCGGACAAGGAGCGCACGATCTTAGTCGGAATCAGCGCAATAGAGCTGCCAGGCACCGCCTTCAATTGCTTTATTACGCCCGTAATGCGTTGACGGTAGGCGACCCTGTACCTACCCTTCGTTACGACGGCATTCAGCGGGATTTGATCCCAGACAAAGTACATCGGCTTTTCATTCTCGGCAAAGTCACCGCCGCTCAACACGCTGTTCAGAATGCCATTGCCGATCTGACGCTCACACACCACACCATCACGCAGCACGACAATCTCGCCGTGATTCTGGCAACCTTCTGCTAGACGTGCGCGAACCTCGTTCGCCAGCGTCTCGAACTTCTCAATAGAGAACTCGGAACCCTGACGTGACGTGATTCGCACCAGACCGCCGTATTCGTGATCGACATTGGCGAACATGCCGTCGGCCTTCTCTTGGCTGAACACGCCATCCTCCCACGGCCAAGCAGCGAGGTCGACGTCTTTGGTCAAGGAGCAGCGCATGTAGGGGAAGTCTGGAATCAAACCCTTGACCGCCTTATTGCAAGTCGATTCAGAGAAACCTGCGCGAAGATCCTTCTTGACGATGCGATAAAGCAATTCGGCTGAATCTTCAGTCAGGCGCTTGAACTCAGCCTCGATAGCGGCCCGCGCGGCTGCGCCTGTGAGACTTCGCGCAATCAGGGCGTCGAGAATCTTCCAGGTCTTGTCGTCAAATTCAATCCCATCGCCTTCTTGCGCCCATTTGCCGCGCGGGTTTTCTGGAACGACGCCGTAAGTCTTGAACGGATTGTAGGCATACTCAAGAACGCGAACAAAGCTCGGAAAGGCGCTGAACTGTTTGACTAGCAGCTCCTTCTCATTCTTGCTCGCTGTGCTGGCGATGCGCTCGATAGCAGCATAAATTTCGCTTGAGTTCATTACGCCGGCTCCGCTTTCGTCGTCGCGAGTTTTTCCTTGAAGCGGTCAAAGCCAGTGTGTGCGCGACTCTTCATGTCTTTCATGACATCCTCCAACATTAAATCAATGACCGCATCATTTTGAACGCTAACCGCCAGTGTTGTCACTAAGTCTGCCGCCGTCAGTGCAGCAGCCAGCGCCACCGCGACGATAGACGCGGCGTTAGGCGCGTCGCCCTCTTCCAACAAGGCTTGACTTTGTTTGGACATCATCACCAATGCCTTACTGACATTGACGTTAAATTCGTCAAGGTTGGCCTCAACCAGACTCCGTTTGTTTTCTTGCGTTTGCTCACTCATGACTTACTCTCCTTGTGGTTAAATTACGGGTTGTTTCGCGGCCAAGCGCATTCTTGCGATCTCGACCATGCTCATACCAGCCTTGACCGATACGTTCTCTACTTCTGGTTCTGGTTTCGACTGTTGTGCTGAAGTAATGATTGACGCAACTGGCTTTTCTTCAACCGGCTTCTGCGACAAACGCTCCAGCTCATTAGATACCGCATTCGCTTGCAGCGAGGCATTGAGAGCATCGGCGTAGTCTCCAGTCTTCGCGTCGAGAAAATGTTCTTCCTTCTTCGGTGTGAATTTTGGAAAATGCTCTTCCTTCTTCGGTGCGGGTTTAACGATGTTCGGCGTGTGTTGCTTGGAGCGCTCGCTGACCACCGGCCTTGCCTTCGCATCTCGCTCCTCGTTAAACGCTCGCAACTTGTCGCGATGAACGAAATAGATCGCCCTGCCTGCCTTAAGCTCTTCCTTTCGCAGCGCCAGCGCCTTACATGTCTTGTGACGAATAGCCGTTTCGCATTCGGATCCGTGCAGTGTACCGTCGCGTTTCAGTGCGTTGGCCTTGTTAAGACAGACGGCATAATTCGGACGATGACCAACCGCAGCGCAATCGTCCAAATAGTAAGCGTTGATGCCGCCCTCGCTCATCTTTGGTGGGTAAACCATTTCATCTACAAGTTGTTCGCTCATTTGTCTCTCCTCACCAGGAACCCCAATCATCGCCGCGCTCAAGTTCGGGCGCCGACTCTTCGTCCACAACATCGTCGACAAGGGCGTCGACAAGGGCGTCGACAAGGGCGTGGCCCGAAGGGGCAAAATCTACGACGCCTAGCGCCGACACAATTTTATCGGCGGCGTCTATGTTGTAATGCGATATCAATGTCGAACGCAGCGCATCCGTATCTATGTGACTCTCTGCGCCGTGCAGCCCAAATGTCTCTCTAGTGATGTCGTAAGAATGGCTTCTTTTCTCGCGCAGAATCTTTCCCGCCGCATCTTGACATTGACGAATATCATCATACGTCTCGATTTTCGTTCGACCACCACCGTACTTCAGATTAAGACTTCCCCATCGCTTTACCAGAACAAACTTCTTTGCGATCACATTGTAAAATTCGATTGCCTCGTAGAATTTTGTACCGCCGCCGTGTTTGAGGTATCGAGCCTCCACTAAAATTTCCACCCGCCCTCCCTCGCGTCATTCACGCTTAATTTCAATGATTTAATAATACATATCAATCTCAGGAAAGTATAGTCACCTACGACTTATCCTCATAACTTTCCTAAGCAATTCTTTTTGCCAGACGCAGGCGCATCGCGACACTCTCGTTGACTACCTCAGCCTTCCAATACGCATCACGCACCACGCTTGGCGCCACTTCGTTCGGGTCGCGATCTTTTGGCAACACCGCGATTCGCGCGATGAATCCGTACTTGCGAAGCAGCAGACCCGTCTCGGCCGCCGCCTCCAATGCTGCCTTTTCTGAGTCCCACATGATCGTGATGCGCTCCAAACCGCCCTCTTGCAAGCGCAAGAGTTTGTCTAACTGACTTTCGTCGTCGCCGTGAGATAAGTGCTTGCCGAACGAGCCAACAGGCACAACGCTTCGCAGCTCAGACTGACCATCGAGCGCGATCTTGGTTGCCGCCACGTCGAATGCGCCTTCCCCTATTACTATATCTTTCGCGCCATGCGCGTTCTGACCGTTGTAGAGGTGAGCGCCTGTCGAAGCGAAACCCGGCGGGAATAGGTACTTTTTCTCTGCGTTGCCAGTAATGTCCCGGCCCTGAAAACTGACCAAATCCCCATCAAGGTCAAAGACTGGAAGAATGATCCTTTTCGAATAGTCTTGAACACGATTTCTGCCCTCCTCATCCCTGTACTTGAAAACGCCATTCATTGAGAAGCGCATACTGAAATACTTGGCGATGTCGAGCGTAATACTGCGATTTTCCAGGTACTTCAAATTACGCCCGTTGATCGGCAACACCTCTGACGCCGGCAGTATCAGATCGGTTTTCAAATTTACAGCAACGGGCTTTATTCGCGCCGGTCGCCAGCCCTGCTCACGCGCCACCGTCTTGATATGCTCGATGACCTCACGATTGGAAAGCGTACCCAAGCTGGAGCGTATGAAGCTCCAGAGATTAAATTTCTTCTCGCAAACGAAACAGTTTCCAAGCCCTGTATCTAGTCCTATATACACTTTCCAGTTTGAATTTCCGCAGCATGGACATTCTTTAACGTTTGCCTGAAGCCCACGGGCGCCTCGCGTCTTCTTATAATCGACACCTTCCCTATCAAGCCAATACTCGACATCAATAGATTCAAGAATTTCACCCAAATCTTCATTCATCGTATTCAACGCTAACCGTTGCCCAGAAGTCCATAATTATCTCAGCGATCATCAGATCACAACTGATGCCGCAGACTCTCAAGTTGGCAACAATGCGACGTAGACGCCGCTCAGTTGCGCCACTGTAGAACCCGTTGCCTCTAACCTTGGCGATTGCATCTTCGATAACTTTCGATTCCATGACGATTCCCTTTGTGATTACCGCTACGATAAAAGCAAAACTCAGGGGGCGACTACTCGATTCGCAGGACGGATGTAACAAACTGCATACATGCCAAATTCTGCTTAATGACTATGGTAAAACCGGACTCCTGATTGCGTGAGGCGGCGAAATACAGTCGCGCAATGCCATCACGGGCCTCTTCTTCCGTCTTATTGATGGAGATCATCAGGTCGACCGTCCGAACCTTGTTGAAGTCCTCTGCGACGTGTTCCGCTTTCACCACCGCCGCTTTATGACCCTCGCGGTTGGCTTGTGTAGCTGTCAGCATTGCTACATTCTCTTCGAATGCAATCGCACGAAGATCCACATAGACCGACTTTGAGTTCTCGATGGTGTCCTGAGTGCGGTAGTTGGGCGCCATGATGTCAGCGTAGTCAACCACGATCAGATCGAACTTGGTGATCGGGCGTACAGATCCATCAACATTGCGCCCTGGCGATTTGTAGCGCTCAATCAGCTTTCGCAGCATGTTGGGCGACATCGTGCCAGATGCGTATTCGTGGATAATCAGACGACCAGCTTTCGCCATTGCCTCTTCAACCTTTTCGCGAACGCCGTGAATCTTGTCCGACAGCTCCTTCATCATGGTCGATGAAATACTCGCGTCCATGCGATCAGCAATAATACCTGCGCCAACCTCAAGCGTGACGTACAGGACATTATAACCGGCCAGTGACGCGGCCTGCGCGAAGTTAATCAAACTTGCCGTCTTACCGGCCTTCGCTGCCCCCATGATCGCCGCCAGCTCTTTGCGACCCCAGCCCCGGTGATAGAGCATTTCATCCATCTTGACAATGCCGGTTGTGATGCCTTGCGGCGGTCGCTTGCCTGACACTTTGTCCAGACGCTCTGTCGTTCTGTCGCCGATGCGGGCGGCGTAATCGTAGCCGTCACCTTCTTCATTTAGCCCGATGTCGATAGCTGTCTTCATCAGTGCGGTTATCTTGTCGAACTGCCGCCTATCGCGCAAATCAACAGACTTTAGCAGAGCTGCGCCTACCGCCTGATGTCTCACGAACTCAACCACCTTGTCCTCGACATACTCGCGATTTCTCAGCGCGTCATGCAAAATAACCTTGCGTTGCGCGACGACCAGCGGCAACACATCCTTGCGAATGATCTTTGCTGCAACGTCTTCACGAATCGCCGCTGCCATCGAGACGTTATCCGGCACACAGCGGTATTTAGCAAAGTGACGCAGAGCAATGTTCACCAGCGCGGCTTCACCGGCATTCTCGAAGTAATCTGGCTTGAGCAAGTGTGCCACGCGACGCATAAACTCATCATCACGACAGGCAAATGCTGCGATCTTGGTCTGAAAGTCAGCGTCAAACCCTTCGTCCATACTGAAGAAACCAACTGTCTCCACTTCTGCTTCCGTTTTCGTTAATGCAGCAGCATCAGTGAAACTTTCGCCAATCATTTTTACGACGGATTCTTCCACCGTCGCAGGACACATAACGCTCATATCAGTTCGTCTCGGCTGACGTTTGGCGCGGCGCGAAGAATTCAGAAACGTCATGCTTGAACAGAACGCGGGTTCCGACCTCGGTTATGACGCTGATGGTGTACTTGTCGGATGTTTTGATCTTGCCGACCACGCGCTCGCCGCTACTGGCCTTTTCAAAGTAAACGATCTGACCGGACGCTTCTAGCGCCTTGAGAAAAGCCTCATGACCCTTCGGTGCATTTGCGCTCTTGAGAGGTTTGCGCGTTACGGCAGGACGATGAAGTGTTCCTTCGACCTGACGGGCATAGGCTTGTTGGTCGGCGCGAATTTGATCTTGTTGCATGAGAATCCTCCTTGCGAATTGAATCAAATTAAAAAGCATTGAATTGAATCGAAAGTGAAACACCGTCACATTATAGTCAGTAATGACTTATCTAACCAGGCAACCGAACCTCATTTATTGCCATATTCACCACTCTCGCGTCAAAGTGTCGTAGTGCTTCCTCAATTCTCACTACGTCATATAGATAAAGCGCAGCATGAAGCGAGTATTGCGGCACGTTGCGCGACTTGACTTGGCCGATGACGAAAGCCTCGTGCGCTTGCTGATCTCTACTACCAACGAAGTTTGGTACGCGATAATATGGGTCGCGAGCGACCTGCATGGAAATCTGACACTGCTCTTCCCACGCCAGCATTGCTGAAGCAACGAGATCCTCATTGTTCATGATTTGCGAGGGGCGTGGCGGATACACCTTGCCGTCACCGATCATCTTGTGCAGCCAAGACATTGCAAAGCTCAGAAAGAAATCATAGCGCACACCCATCCGGTCGCACAGTTGACGCATACGCCAAAACGAGAGCTTCTCCTTCGCTTCCAAAAAGTCGTGCTGCTTAATTGCCCGAACGTATGGGGCTGTCTCGGCGTTGATCGCCTTGCGACAGAAGTCGCGGTAGGCGTCGGTGTAACATTTCACAAAGTAATAGGTCGTCTGCATAGGGTGTAGCCGACGATAGTCGAACCACTTGACACTCATCAGCTCCGCTTCTTTTGCGAGATCCTTGTGTGGCACATTTTGAATTGAGAGAACTTCGTAATTCAGAAAGCCGAGACTCCCTCCATAAAAGCTCCCCAACCATGTAGGTCTTTGGGTCATTCCGTGCATTCCGCAAATAATAAATAATGATCTTATTATAGACAGTATTAACTTATAGCGTTAAGCATCGAAATGCCCAAGTTAACCCAAGTCAATAGCGAATAGAGGCGTCGGCCCCAAGCCTCTGCTCATAGGCTTCAACCACCTCCTGAACCAAGCCGCAGCGCACCACATCGCGACGCGTGAATTGAATAATCTTGAGCGACGGAATGTAGGACAGACGGCTCACAGCATCTTCAAGCCCACACATACCGGAAATGTCTTTCTGCTGAATATCGCCATTGACGATCATCTTGCAGTTCTCGCCCATGCGCGTGAGAAACATACGCATCTGCGCCGGCGTAGTGTTTTGACTTTCGTCCAAGATGACCCAGGCATTCTTGAACGTGCGACCGCGCATGTAAGCTAATGGCGCTGCCTCGATCTTGCCAATCTTGATTAGATAGTCCACATAAGTCTTGCCGAGACGCTCGTTGAGAACATCGCGAAATGGTGCTAAAAAAGGTTCGAACTTTTCTTCAAGTTCGCCAGGTAGAAAGCCTAGACTTTCGCCCGCTTCCACCACGGGGCGAGTGATGATGATTTTGTCGATTTGCTTGCTGTCGAGCGCCTCTGCGGCCATTGCGCCGCAGATATACGTCTTGCCGGTGCCTGCTGGCCCTGTAGCAAACACCAGAGGGGAGGACTTGATTGCATTCATGTAGCGATGCTGAGAGTCGGTTCGTGCCTTCAGTTGCTCTACCGGCTTCTTGGTAACTATCTCAACTTTCTGAGATGCTTGCAAGAAGAACTCTTCTGTCGTGTTCTTACTTTCGCGTTGTCTTGGTTTCGCGCCTCGTGCGCCACCTTTACTTCTGCTCATGTAGATTCCGCTCTCTGATGGTTGATGGAGTCACAAGTGTAACCCACTCGTTGCCCCTTCACCATATAAGAAAACTATAATCAAGTCAGGAGCGTCTTCGCAACCGAGACGTCCTGTTCGGATGAGTTGCGGTGATACCATTTGCCGCCCGATATCGCAAAGTCTGTCACCGACACGTAGTCGAAATTGGTGACGCGAGTATGCGTGTCAATGTTAATGATGGCAAAGCCCATGTGCCATTTTTCGCCCTCGCAATACGAGGCGTTGCGACGATGACCGCAACCCATCTGATGCCATTCATACGCGCCATAGATCGGGCTAAACATGCCCCACACCTCATGTCGATGGTGATGACCGTTAACGCCTGGCAGGCCCATATTCCGCGCGTGTGGAAAGTGGTGCATGACCAACGTGTCCCAATACACCTTGTAGTTGTTCGCCAGCTCCTTTTCGAAGTCGCGCTTCGTCCAGGCGGTCAGGTCTGCTTTCGCAATGTAATTGATCTCGAACTCGTCAAGGCCCAGAAGTTTGCCTACCGTGAAGTCGTGCAAATCAGACAGTACGGCTCTCATGGCTGGCGTTGCGTCGGCAAGATGACGCAGCATTCGTGCTTCATGGTTGCCTTCTTCGAAGTCCATCTGCGCATTAGGACAGACTTCGCGCAATGGTCTAAAAATGTTGTCATGCGCATGCTTGATACGCCCGACCACATCCCACTCGCGAGGATCGACGTTGTACTTGCCAAATTCGGGAAGGTCAAACACATCACCGACGAAGTTGATGGCGTCAGGCTGAACCCGTTTACAAGTGTCGATCAGAACGCGCAGAAAGAATGGGTCAACTTCAACGTCATGCAAATCGGAGCAGGCGATAACGGTTTTAAAGCGGTTACTGTTTTCGCGCAGGTATTTGTCGTCGTAGTCCATGCGCTCGACGTTCATGCGTCGGTAATGGTCTACCGAGGCGTGTTTCGCGATGTTGCGCTCCATGCTGTGCTGCTGTCGCGAGAGCTTGATACCGGCTTGGCGTTTGAATTCTTCGAAAGTTCCGAAGTAGCGGTTCCATGTCGATTCGGAGATATGCGAATGATTGCGAAAGTAGTTGCGCGTCACGATTTGTTCGGTGTCGATCTCCGCGATGCGGCGCAGTTCTGCGATGCAATCCTCAGCTCCCCAAGACTCCATGAATTTCGAAGCGTCCTCAGACATGGGAATGTCCGTGATTGGTGAGCGCATGATGACCTTTGGCGCACTTGGGTCGTTCTTTGTCAGCGTTCTCAAGAAACCCGCCTTGTTGCGAACCGTCTTGATGCTTATATCTAGGGCCTTAGCTACATCGGCAATGGATGGATAATTGTCCGTGTCGTTGTAGATTTCGATGAATGTAATTATGTCTGACCCAATTGCCATGTGCTTAACTCCATACTCAAAACGAAAAAGCAGGCTTACTCAGCCTGCTTTTCACCGAGCTGCTGCCGTTTATTACTTCGCAGCAACGACAGCAACAGATTTGGCCTTAAACACGCCAGTGGCACGCAGACCATTAACAATGGTCGTAGCAACTGTCATCAGGGCCGGAATCATGGGCTGAACGTCACCGACGACAGCTTCGACCATCGTCACTGCGGCGTCGAATTTTTGCTTGCCAGTGCTTTCAGGCATCAGTTGCTCAACGGCGTGGATGGAAGAAATCATTGTTTGGATCAAAAGCAGGTAGTTCATGTGATGCTCCTTGGTGGTTAGTTGATGCACTCGATAAAAACATTCAGGCCGGACAGTTCACCCCATAATGGTTCCACTGCTCCAGCCTGATTCTGGTCTGGAGGCGTCTGATCCGCTTCGCCCTTGTTTGGGTTCAGACTCGTTGCTGCGAATGGGTTCTGTATTTGTCGCCTCTCCACCGTCTTTAGCAGAAACGATAGGCCCATGCTGCACTTGTGAGACGGCCTCGGTTGCGTCTGCACTTGTTTTTCCGAACCCGACAGATTTAGAGGTTGCGAGTGTGAGGTAGCCATTCCACACGAAGCCAATAGTTGAAAAAGCGCCAGCGATAGAAACAATGTCCTCATGCGTAAGAACAATTCCTTTGTGTGCGAGCAGGGCTGCGCCGACCGTGAGAACGCCGATAATTGCGTTGCCTGACTGCTGTCGGTTCTTCCAAATGGCAGAGTCAGCCAGTTGAGAGCCGAAACGCATGGCCTGAAAAAATAATTTAAGGTTTTCCATTTAATCATTTCCTTTACGGGTAAAACACACGATTGCCAGAATGTGGAGCCACAATCTGAACGTGGCTCCATCCCTTTGTGCTGCTTGGGTGTTCAAGCCATAGCCCAAGATCGGCCAGCTTGGTCTGGTTATTCATACACCAGTTGTCGATGTCGCCGTGCGGGTCGAATATGTCGCTTGCCTGACAAGTTATGTGATTCGAATGCAGCGCTGCACCAAAGGTCGTCTGATTTATAATTTTTGGACGCCAACCACTCGTCAACTGAGACTTAGTGACCGGATTTACAGGAGCTTCAATGCCATCAGATTCAAGCGCGGCGATCAAGGCATTGGTGCGCTTGACTGTCTCTTTGGCATTGGCGCGAAGTTCAGCAGTCAACTCGTTGTCGAACTGAACATCGCGGCCCATGTAGTATTCGGCGACGGTAATCATTACGGCTTTGCTCCGGCAACAATGTGAATTAAGTTACTGCCCATATACAGCACGCCGGCGCCAAGAACTGCCCAGGCCATCTTAACTGCCCTTGCATAGGCTTCAAATGCTGTTTCTTGTCTAATGTGCGCCTTTTCAAGTTCACCAATTCGGTTTTCATCGCGCTCAATACGTGTCATGATGCGTTCCATCGCCAGAACTGTCGTTTGATGCTTTTCTTCCAGCACTGCGAGGCGCGTGACCGCATCGGCAATTTTTCCCATGCTGCTCTTGATGTCGCTGATATCATCTTGCAAAATGTCAATTTGGCCGTTCAACGCGCCGCTTTCTTTTGCATAGTGACAAGAGTCACAGTCTTTCTCAGTCATCTGATTTTCGTTGCGGTAAGTTGCCAACATGATAAATACTTTTCTTGTAAAAATCAATCAGTAATGACTTAGTTATCAACCAGAACCAAACCAGTATCACAGACTCGCGCGGCGGCCTTCATCACCTCTTCCGGCGTCGCGTCACAATTCAGTCTGACGCTCGCCATACTCAGAACAGCCTGGGCAAATTCGGCACATTGCCACATATCGTTTTTGATCGGCATGCGCAGAAACGTCTTGATTGCGTCGAGACGACTGTACTTGTCGCCGACGTGTTTCAAAGCAAATGATTCAGCCTCGTCATTCCACAAAGCACCAGTAGGTTGCAAGTAAAATGGGATTTCGCGTGATAGCGGGTAAATTCTGACACCCGATGTAACCGCTTCTAGCACGAACACGCGACCGCCAATCACCCACGCCACGCCCACATGAGAGTATGTTGAATTGGTGAATGCGCGCACGACGCGACACTGAAAACAGGTGCCTGCCCACGCGAGCAAGTCGCCTGATTTTATTTTGTTACGAACTTCAGCGTACTTCATCTAATCTTGCTCCAAGAAAATCCGTTCTCTAAAGCGGGGAGAACGTCAATCGAATCAGAACACTCGATTTGGCTGTCGTGCCAACTACCACGACCTAAAGAACGTAGTCTGCTCACTGTCAGCCCATACCTACTTACTTATCTGTATTCACATCCAGTTTATGATTGATTGTTCCATTTGTATTTTCAATTCTTCTTGCCAGACATCAGCTATCTTCAGACCGCCTGAGCCATCCAACTTTACAGTAGCGCACGGCCTCTGTTAGTTAGCGCATACCCATCATCAACCTGAGTAATGAGGTCGAGGAACAACATTAGCTTATAATCAACTTGACTGCCATCAACAAATAACTTAACCAGCAGTTTCATTTGAACTCTCCAGTTTCTTCACGCGAGCAGTCAATTCCTGAATTGCTTTTATCAAAGGAGCAATAAACTGGTCATATCGTAGAGCTTGCTGACTATCTGGATCATTAGTATCTAGCAGCACCCACCCACCAAAATCTACCCCTGCGGCATCCACAACAGCCTTTACTTCTTGGGCTATGAGCCCCCAATGGGTTCGCTTACCGGGGCTGAGTTCCGTAATAATTTCTGCCGGGATAGCCTCTTTTGCATTGAAGTCACACTCGTTACCGTTAATATCCCTGAAAACCTGACGAATTATTTTCTTGCCGCCTTCAATCCATTTATAGGAGACTGGGCGCAAACTATTGATAAATTCCAAACCAAGGGATGCGTCAGTAATATCAGTTTTTGTTCTGGCGTCTGAGGTCTGAACAGTACCATTTGCTGCGTAAATTGCTGACCAGCGATTACTAGGTGTCCCACACAAATATGCATTGTCTGTCGCTGGATAAAAGTCACCACTTTCATTGACAGCTACTCTATCAACGGGGACAGAAGAACCGGCCGGCGTAGTCGCAATAATATAACCACCAGGTGTTGACCCAGCACTTGGGGCTGCCCTAAGTGTAAAACGGGTATGCCCTGCCGTCCCAAAAGTTGTGCCGTCGTGGAACTGCGCAATGATTCTTCCGGCTTGTCCACCGTTTGGGGATGCTAATGGTGCTGCAGCACTACCAGCGGCTTGCCTAGAGAATAATCCTCCATTAATACCCGATGTCCCAAATATTGAATGGGAAATAGCCTCATAGGTATTACTGAAGTTTAACTGCGCACCTACACTTGCATCGGCACAGTTATAGAATGAGTTGCTATGAACAATGCTGATATTTGTATTTACCAAGGAATATGGCATACTAATTAGTTGAAAAATGTTACCCACAATAGTAACATTTCCAGCTGCCGCACCCGTTTTAACCCCTACAGGCCCATCGAACATTGCCACGCCGCCGGTGATGATAGCGTCACCACTCTGAACATAAACATGACTGCCAGTACCAGCTGAGCATGACCACAAATTACCGCCAGTAATCTTCACACACTGGGAATCACCGCCTCCAGAAATGTTAATAAGAACGCTGGTATTTTTAGATGCTGCCTTGCATCCAATCAAACTTGCGTTTTTTGTGGTACTTTCAATTCGATACCCAACTGAGTAAGTATTATCGTTCTTATGCCCATCAGCCCCGCAATTTAGCAACTCAACGTTATCGCTGCCAGTAATCCAGAATCCGTTGTCATAGCCATAACTGAAACAGTTTACAGCTTGGCCCCAATCTACGCCTAGCCCAAAATAGTATGCAGTCCCTTGCCTTCTCCAGCCAGCATCTCCAGAAAACGTCCAAGACTGATGTGCGGTTGTAAAGGGCCAAAAGTGGCAGCCAAAAAGCTGATTCACATCATATATACGATTTAAGTATATGCCGTTAGTACAATCTCCTGTGATATATTCAATACGCGGGCGCTCGTTATAGTCATTCCAGTAGGCATACTGAAAACCTAAGATTAAGCAGTACCCAGCATAGGTATCTGAGGCGTCTTTACTATTTCCATAACCTACTGTAATTGCTTTCCCTGCAAAACTGTTGACGAGGGTAGTAGCATCCGCGATAGAGGCAGGTGCAAACAATCCTTTGCGAAAGATTCCCATGCCTTTAATAGCAGAAAATTCTTGTGCTAAACGAATTGTAAACACAGGATTTAAGACAAACGCGGACTTTATACTTGAATAATCTATATTGTCTGCCTCTCCCAGATTATTCCACGGGCCATGCAAAGTGACTCCGTTCTTTACCACAACATCAGCAGAATCAATCAACCATCTGCCACCAGCACAATCAACAATGCCGCCGCCCAAAGAGGCAACATAATCAATAGCCGCCTGGATTGCCGCAGTGTCATCTGTTACTCCATTCCCTACAGCGCCAAAATCCTTGACACTTACATTCTCCCTGCTCTTGGCCTGTAAAGTCCTAGTAACTGCTCCTGCACCTGATTGAGTGAACCCCACAAGGGAACTGCCAGCGGAAGCTGTAAGCTGTCCGAGATTCACGGCTTGATTACTTGCTGCTGCGTTGGGAACTAAAACGCCAGCGTTATTCGTTAAATCTAGCGGGTTAGTAGCTGAACGAATAAATGGTCCGTTCGGGCCAAGCCCAGCGGTTAAAATTCGTGAGTCACTAGAAGTAAATGACACGCCCGCCTTCGAAGTTGTAGCTTGCAGCAACTTAACTTGAACGACATCATAATTAGCGGGAAGTGAAGTAATGTTTTGTGTTACTGTTAACCCACTAAAATTCGTGTTTATTGAAGCGTTACTAAGTTGTCCTAAATTAACCGCCTGATTAGACGAAGTGGCATTCGCGACCGCAAACGTCTGCGACCCGTCTCCTGCCAATTTAGCTTTCTCAGCATCAAGCTCATTGATCGCATTCTGCACAGTCGTTGCGGCAATGTTTCCAAAAGGCGTGTTACTGATAGACGCAGATGTGAGATCGCTGGTCATCGCGACCGTGCCGTCCTTGTCCGGCAATGTGTAGGTTCTTGCAGTGGTGTTTGAGTTCGTAAACCAACTTGTGACTGTATTGGCGACGTTACGAAGATTCAATTTGAACAGCGTCAGTCCAGCGTAGCCGTTAGATGCGTCTTTGCCAGAGGTGTCCTGCTTAGTATTCAGGGCGGTCTGTTGTGCGGCGGAGATAGGCTTATTGATATCGCTTACGTTGTCGACGTCGCTAAGCCCAACATCGCTCTTTGTCAGCACTACCGCGCCCTGACGCCCCGCCACACTTGTCACTTGATCCGACGAATCAATCTTGTCCCAATCTGTGCCGTTAAAGATCATTGAGTCGCCGATTGCGAACTGAATCCCGCCCATAGCGCCAGCAACAGAAATTTTATAGTAGTCGCCAAGCGTCGGAGCAGAAGGATAAACACCTGACGATGCATCCCAAGACCCGCGATAGACTAAAATCCCCGTAACCGTCGCTTTAGCTATTGTCGCCCAATGCTTCGCTGAGTATTTCCCATCCTCTACCTGTATATTGAGGTCTGCATCTGCCCATTGAGCTGCCTTATTTTGACTCGCGGTAGCGGAAGTAGCAGAAGTTGCCGCGCTTTCTGCCGACGATGCTGCCGACGCTTTGTCCGATGCGACAATAGCCGCATCACTTATTACCGTTGCCGTATTCGCTGAAACCACGTTAGCAGCGGCAACAACAGCGTTATACATATCGACGTATTGTCCCAAACCGCTCGTCGACACGGAATGAATCATGTCCTGAATGCGATTCATTGCACAAGTGAAGATTGCGGCGGTGCCAACGTCGCCCTGAGCAATCGTGGGTATGTTGTCTGGGTATGTAAAATCTCTAGAAAAAACGCATGGGATTGGATTGATTAGCGGCGTCGCTCCCTGATACGCGCCAGTTAGCGTCACTATCGTATTCGTCCCATCAAATGTCGCGTCTGTAGCGACAAAATAAGGAACAAGCTCAGATGCAACCATAAAAATCGACCGCGCCTTGATTTGAAAGGCTGCGTTCTGACCAGAAATAACAACTTGCTGGCTACCGTTCGTTACCGATGCTAAGGTTTTATATTGTGCCATGATGCCGTCTTATGAATGTTGAAGACATTGTATATCAGTCAATTGCGGCTTACAAGTCATCACCAAGCAATTGACTCAATCTCTGCAACATCGGTCGCCGCGTCAATCTGCTGTCGCAAGGTTCTCGCTCGCTCATGACAAGAGTTTACATGCTGCCCAAGCGCTACCCCTACAGCGATCACATCTGCGGCACTGAGCGTTCGAACCGTGTTATCGAAAAGCGTCCAGTCAATTGTAAAGCTAGTGCCAGTGATCGTTGCCAGTTGAACCGCGCCCTGAATCCTGCTCTGACTGATCGGGTCACTGTCAAATTTCGAACCATCCCAGACAAACCCTCCCACTTCCAAAGCATCGCGCTTCATCTTGATTTCTTTCCACTTTGCATCTTTGTGATCCTGCACCGTGCGTGGGTCCACCCACTGTTTCGTGACGTAATCGAACTCGTGAAATTTTGAAGGCTGCGGTCCTTTATCTGCTGGCAGCCCAGTAGTCATGTCGTGATATTGTGTTTGCAAATCCACCTTGCCGATATATACGCGCGTCAGGTCTTCAAATTTCATTCCCCATTCATCGCCTATCACCATTGCAATGTACCGACCATTACTGTCAAACCTAGCGAATTCAATCATTTTTTGAACGCCATACAATTCAAAATTACCATTGTCGATACCCACGACAATGACTCGTGTATTTGATCACCATTTACATAATATTGTCCGTCGTTACCAAGACTTATTTCAACCCTCCACCACCCAGAATAGGGAACCTGTATCGCCGAACTGAACAAGGACGATTGATACTCGGTATCCATTATGCTGACGCTTTGCCTACAAAACTCATAACCATCAACACTGTCGACATTTGTCAGTCTCGCCACCATACTGCATCTACTATACAGCGGCATATCATTATTAAGCAGAACTTGCTGATCGACGGTAATCAAGGCGCTAATAAATGTTGAAGAGTCTAGCCATTGCCAGGCACTAACGACCTCATTTGCATTAAGTGTGTTTTTTGCATGAGTGACATTTGGATACGCTACAACATTCATTGGCACAGTGACCGCATTGTCGCCAATCTTCAACGTGGTTACCGAAAGGTCGCTAATCTTCGCCGTATTGATTGCCGCGTCCTCGATCAACGTCGAGCGCATAACAACCTTTGGCTGGCCGTTGACCTGACCAATGGTAAATGGATGATTTTCTGTTGTTGGGCCGGTCGGGGTGACGATGGAGAACTTGTCGGCGCGAATCGCAAACTCACTTACCGGCGCTCCATTCACCGTGGTCGAAGCGAGACCAAAGCCAGACACATAGCCGTCATTGTCTATCTTGACGGTGTACTGACCGCTCAATCCGTCAATGGATGACTGTTGCACCGAAATTGCCGCTGTATTTGCACCGACTGTTGTTTGTAGCGTACTGATCGAGAATGCGTTCGCGCTATCCGCCGTTGCTCTGGCAGTAGCTTCTGTCTGAATTGCCGCCATGCTAGAGGCGACATTTGCCGAGAGTGTTGAAATTTGCGTGGATAGAGCACTGTCGGCGTTGGTTCTTGCGGTCGTCTCTGCATTGATCGCCGACGTATTGCTATTTGTCGTCGCTTGAACCACGTTAAGTTGCGTAGCGAGCGAACCATCAGCGTTTACTCGCGCGGTTTGCTCTGTGGTGATCGCTGCGGTATTCGCATTGAGCGCCGCAGTCAGCGTATTGAGTTGCGACGCAATTGAGCTGTCGGCGGCCTGTCTCGCGCTGCTTTCGGTCGTGATCGCGGCGCCGAGCGTGTTCGCCTGGTCTTGAAGGCGCTGATTCACGGAACCCGCAACCGTAAATGGATCGTCGATCAGGTTGATACGAGCGCGAAGTTCCGGCACAAGCATTGAGTCTTTAAGAATGTCATTCGCGATAGCCTCGGCGTCAATTTTGGTTGTCGAACACACTACCACGCAACCGTCTATCAGCGCGTACTTGCCAAAGGCGTCGTATCCTACGATTCGCACAAAATACTGCGACATCGGAATCAGCCCACTCATTTGAACTTTCGTGTCTGGGCCATCGTAGACAAGATTGTTCGCTGTCATTTCAACAGCGTTGTCCATGCTCATCCACATCATTGCCCCGACGTAATCAGGATCGGCAGGTTTCGTATATTGCAACGAGAATCCGTCAAACGACCCAACTGATGCGATTTGACTGCAATCAATTATTGGCGGTGGATTGTACGCCTCTACCGTGCCCGGATTTCCGAGCCTGTTGTCGGTTGTTCTAACGCAAATCTCAACCATGAACTGACGATTTGGATGACCTTGCGTGTCTGCCCAATTCATATCAAAAGTGTAGACAAAGTGTGGCGCTGTCACGTATTCGGTGCGAAGAACCGTGCCATTCATCGTCAGAATTTTTACTTCCCAATCCTTAAAGTTAGGGTCTGCCGTACCAGCGTCAGCGCCTAGAGGCTCGGAGCCAAACTCATAGCTCTTGGTCGTCGAGTTGAGACGCCAGTTGATATTGCAGTCTTTGCCCTGGAAGAAGATCGTGACGCCTGTCGTGTCTCCCGGCTTCGGCGGATTCGCATTTATTCCGGTCGGTGTAATTGTGTATTCTGGGGCCGCATCGTATGGCGCACGTTTGCCGTTAATATCATAAGCAACAACCTTGAACTTCATCAGCTGTCCGACTATAGCATCAGTCACGTATGACTTACTTGAACCGCCAACAGAACCGACGTTTTTTAGCGTTTCTCCAGCCACGCTCATGTAAATGTCAGCGCCAGCATAGTTGCCGGATAGCGGATAGTCCCAGGTCAGATAAATCTGGTCTTTCGAGCCTGTTGCTGTAGCCGCAAATTCCTCATAACCACCAAGAAAGCGAACCTGGCTGATGATTGCGACGCCACCGCCCATAGTTCCATTTGTAACCACGTCATAGTCTGTCACGCGGTCTGTCAGGTTGTAGACAGCGGGGTTATATTCGATTGCCTGAATAGTGCGCGTGTGGTCGCTCGATCCAGAAATAGACTTGATGCGAAACGTCTTCTTGACCTTCGCGGTTTCACCAAACATAAAATTGGTAAATTGAGCCGGCGCAACTGCGAGCGTTTGCTGTAATGTGATTGAAGTCGTCGTACCTACTTGCAGCATCACGTCTCTTTCAGCAATTATGTCGCCGTCCATCAAGACGAGCGCCTTATACATTTTTCCGGCTTCCATCGTCACCGGTCTGTCCAGAATCAGTGTTCCAGTCGTGCATCCCGCCTCTAGTCGGCCTGCAACTCCCCAGTCGGGCATGTCGTGCTGCACATAGATCAAGTCGCCAATAGTGCAGGCAATCGCGTCAATCGAAGCGTCAAACGTGACCGTCTGCCTAATCAACTTGTTCATGTTGAGCAGGAGTTGAATCTCCTTGTCGGCGCGATTCCTGCCCACGATACCGTACAGCGTCACGGTCGATGTCTTTTGTGGCTCGCCGGTATTTAGCCTGTCGAAGTCATACGCCTTAATAGCGGTCTGCTTGTATTTGTTTGTATAGTCAAAGAACTGAACTTCGATCTCGTTGGCGCGATCAGCGAGCGGCAACCAGTTGATGCTGAAGCTGCCCTCGATGATGTTCCCCATGCCGAACATCATGACAGGCGTGTCGGCGCGCTCAATCGCCACCGAGAAGCGTGTGCCTATATTTACAATTTGCGCGTGACCGCAGCGAAATACATACTGAAGCACGTCCCAGACGTTCATGCTCTGGTCGAGAACGCCATTAAACTCCAGCTCATTGAGGTCGCAATAGGCCGCCCATTCCGTGAATTTCGGAATGTCGATTCTGCTTGTGGCAAATCCCGCGCCATACCTCGTATTGGTGAGAATATCCCAGGCGACATTAGCAGGATTCGCATTGTTGTTAGAGCCTAGCGGGGCATTGATAACTACACCGTGGTTGAGATAGGTGACGGTTGGCATACCGCTGATCTGGTCAGACAGCGCAATTTTGATTCCCACCAGTGCCGTGTTGTTGTAGCTTATATCGTCGAAATTGATCTCATTCACGTCAGACAGGTAGCACTCATCCAGATATGTCGAATCGGTCTGTTTTGGCGTCTTGCGACGAATGCGAAACTCGTACTTCGATCTGACTGACGACTTCGGCGTGAACAGCGAGCGACGCACGGCAGAACGTGATTTTTCGGTGATAGTGTAGCTACCACCAGGGCCGGAGGTATCGGCAACCGCCTCATCCCAAGAGACAGAAATGGTCCTGGTACTAAATGCGTCCGGCGGCATGGAGCCGTCAGCCCAGCTATCTTTCGTAACGAGAATGTTCGAGATACTCGGGCCAGTTGTTACGCCGAACTTAGATGCGAGTAAATCAGAAAGAGTGGTGTTCCCACCAGTCGCCGTAGATGATGCGAGCGATGTTACCGCTGTAGTGGGGTTCACTACAAGCGCTCCTATCAATGTGCCTTCTACGTTTGAGAACGTCTTGCTGTCGCTATGATGAACGGTATGCGATGCGCTTGAGACAATTGCCACGGGCGTCGTCAGCGGCGTCCAATCATTAGGGTTGATAAGCTCCGTCGAGGCCGGACGCGCTTCGATTTCCAGCTCTACAGAATACGCTTCCGTATTGCCGCTCGAACTGTCGATCTTCGCCAGTCCATTAGGAAACACCACGTCAAAACGGGCCTGATCTATCACGTCTGTCGTGGTATGGTAAATCCAGTCCGTTGTCAGCTTGAGCTGTTTTGAGATCGGAACAATCACACTCGCAAACCAGGGGATGGACGTTTGCGATGGCAGACCAAGCCTGATTGCACTTTCCATCTGCGTGTAGTTGGCGATTGGCTGATCGTTGACTTCAATATCAGAAATCATAGACACCGGGCCTTCACCAGCGTTATACAGCAGGTAAACCATTTGACTGTCTGTGCCGACGGGTAATGAGTCATCAGCGCTGGTCGTGCCAAATTTACCGTAGCTGATCGGCATTAAGCCGCTGACGCTGGCCGTGGCGGTCGTGTAGTTTTCGACGTACCCGTTTATCAGATTGCCGGCCATGCGAAATTTACCGTAGCAGACCGGAACTGCAATTGCCTCAAGTGAAGAATTCTTAGGGCCATCTATACCGTAAGAGCGACTGTTGGCAAACGTGGAGGATGGGCCTTGAATCGGCGAGACGGGAAGCATGGCGTTGACAAGCATTGAGCCGGCAATCGTGACGCCCGCCGTCACCATCATTCCGGCAGGTGTCGCCGCGAACGTCCCGGCGGTAGCTGCGACAAAGCTATCTCCAGCAATGGCGTTTACCAAATACGGAGCGTAGACCGCCACGGCAATCATTGCCACGAGACGTACAATGCTTTTGCCGCCACCGCCGCCACCTTGTGGCACCGGGCAAATGACCAGATTGTCGCCGGGAGAGACGTGAGTCAAACCCCATTCGTTTTTCTCGATAATGCGACCGTTGATCGACGCTACAAACTCGCCTTCATACTTTTCGATGCACTCGGCAATTGTCAGTTCTGGCGACCAGTCATGCGCTTCTTTTACGTGTTGACGCACATCAAACGGATTAACGATTCGAATGATGTCAAAAGATTTCGAGTCCGTGACAAGAACAACTGGCGCGGCGAAGTGTGTGGATTTATTTTCCGACATATTTGTAAAAACCAAGAATGCGACGTTTCCAATCGGACAGACGTTCGATACAAACGCCACCGCTTTTGTCCCACGTATGAATGAACCGCCCGTTACCAATACAGTAACCAACGTGCATGAATTCCGAAGCTCTAAACAGCACAACAGCGCCTTTCGCTTCCTCAATCTGTTCCCAAAGGTGCAGATCGCCAATCATCAGCGCGGCAATGCGCGATGCATCAGATGGACTGATATAGTCTGGAATGCCAATGCCCTTCTCACTCCTGTAGAGATGCATCACCAAACCCCAACAGTCGTACTTGTCAGGACCGCGACCGCCATATTCGAATGGCGTGCCGATCAATTCAGAGTAGTCGGTCATGCGTACCTCATTCCGTTGCTGTTGATTCCAGGAAAGCCGCCGTAGCGGGCTTGGTTAAGATGAGCTTCGCAGCCGTTGGGGCCGGCCAGACTCAGATCGCATGTCGTCAAGGTGCCGACATAACCGCATTCAGCGCTCATGTAACGCCAGCCGCAGCGACCGTGAAACTGACGACGGCGAGGAAAGATGATGGATAGTGAGTTCTCTGCGCCGAGCGTAAGCGTCGCCACATAGTTGTTTGCTGATGCGCCGATGATCTTGAAATACTCGATCACTTCGATGCCAGCGTCCAGATTGCCGGAATTCACGACAATGATTCGGCAGTTAGAACCCACACCACCGCCATACTGCTGCATGTAGGACTGAAAAGTTCCAGTGTAGTCATTGATTGTAATCGTGACGCTAGGCTGGCCGCCTGCATCATTCTTGACGTTAATGTCAAACGAGGTCTTGATGTAGGTATTGCCGTTGAAGACCAAATCCTCGGTATTGCGAACAAAGTAGCCTGTTCCGAATGATGCCCCCGTATCAAAGTCGATCAGATCGACCTCCAGACAAATAAGCCAGGGTGTCTGTGAGTCGATGCTGTTTTTATCTACTGCCGAAGCAAGTGAAAGTGGTTGTGCCATTTGGGTCGCCTAGTAAGTCACTGGTGAATTGTCTCACTAAGCCTGCTCAAGTTCAATAGTGGGACAATCCCAACGATGATGACCGCCAGCGCCGACGTATTTGAACTCCATCGGCTTCGTGAAGCGCACCTGATAGCTCACATTGTCTACCGGATTGAGCCACAAGAATATAACGCTGCCGCCCGACACGGAATCCCAGAAAACTTCAAGTGTTGCTTTCTGATCGCTAGATAGATCGGAGAACCCCGTTCTGAATGTCTTGCGTGCTTTGCGAGTGTGACGCGGGCGACTCACTACATAGCCACCCTCCATCTTCGACTTGATCGCCACGTCTTCTGACGTTACCGAGTAATACTTTGAATCCTGAATATCAGCCAGTGGAAAATCCAGCATTATGCGAGCGCTCCTTTCATGCCGTCTCTAAATGGGCCAGGTTGCGTTACTGCGCCAAGCACGATGTCGAGAACGATCTGCTTGCCGTCGATGCGCGG